CCAATGTAGATGGATGGGTATCTACCGGATGTGCAATGTTGGATGTTGCAATTTCTAACCGCCCTTATGGTGGATTGCCAGTAGGTAGAATCGTTGAGGTAACTGGTTTGGAACAATCAGGTAAATCACTACTATCCGCTCACCTCCTAGCTGAAACACAAAAGCTAGGTGGTGTTGCGGTATTGATTGATACTGAAACTGCAGTAAGTAGAGAATTTTTAGAGGCAATCGGTGTGGATGTTTCTAAATTACTCTATGTATCAGCAGATTCGGTAGAACAAATCTTTGACTTTACTGAAACCATTATTGAAAAAGTTAGACAAACTGATAAGAATAAGTTGGTGACAATCGTAACCGATTCGGTTGCAGCAGCATCAACTAAAACTGAATTGGCAGCTGATTATGGAAAAGATGGATATGCTACTGATAAGGCGATTATCATCTCAAAGGCAATGAGAAAAATTACCAACATGATTGGTAGACAAAAAATCCTTTTGGTTTATACTAACCAACTCAGACAAAAACTAAATGCAATGCCATTTGGTGACCCTTGGACTACTTCAGGTGGTAAAGCCCTTGCATTCCACGCATCGGTTCGTTTAAGATTGAAGGGTATGGGACAAATCAAAGTTAAGACTGGAGGACAAGATAAGATTGTAGGAATGAAGGTTCGTGCGCAAGTTATCAAGAATAGAATGGGCCCACCATTAAGAGCAGCAGATTTTGATATTTTCTTTGATAGAGGTATTGATAATTATGGTTCTTGGTTGGGAGTTATGAAAGATAACAAATTAGTTAAACAAGCAGGTGCTTGGTATTCTTATATTGATACTGAAACTGGCGAAGAAGTGAAATTCCAATCAAAAGATTTTATTGATTTGATGGAAACTCGTGAAGATTTAAGAGAGCAGATTTACAAGAAAATTTGTGAAGAAACCATCTTACAATATAAATCAGATACTTTGGATATTGATAATATGGAAATCACCGAGGGTGGTGAAGGAATGGATGATTAATTTAGAATTTGAAATAATGAATAAGAATTTATTAACAATGTTAAAAACATCTGCAGAGGCAGATAAGGCAAAGGCTCTACTTACTTTAGATTTATTAGGAAATACTGGTGTTGGTATTGGTGACCATTCAACAACTGATTTTTATAACAATGCAGAAGATGCATTGAAAATGTTAGTTGATGCCGATGATAGATTGAAAGCGTTAGACAAATATTTTTCCAAATAATGAAGGAACTTTACAAGAACATTTTGAATTCGGTTGAAATAGAACGAAACCAAAATATTGATAAACACAAGAATTCCCGAGTATTAATTATTGATGGGTTAAACACATTTATCAGATGTTGGACATCCATTCCTACAATGAATGATAATGGTGACCATGTCGGTGGTGTAGTTGGTGTTCTAAAATCAATAGGTTACGCAATAAGACAAGTTCAACCAACAAGATGTATTGTAGTGTTTGATGGAAAAGGTGGTTCTCAGACTCGTAAAAAACAATTTGATGGGTATAAAGCACAAAGAGAAGAAAACCGTTTTAGAGTAAATCGTCAGTATACTGATTTAATGACAGTAGAAGATGAAAAAGAATCTATGAAACGGCAATTCGTCTGGTTACATGAATTATTACATTACCTTCCAGTTACATCTATGATATATGATGGAGTGGAAGCAGATGATGTAATGGCTTATATTACAACTCAATTGTTAAAAGAGGATGAGCAGGCGGTGGTAATGTCTACTGATAAGGATTTTCTCCAATTAGTAGATGATAAAACCATCGTCTGGTCACCCACCAAAAAGAAAATCTATAACAAAAAAGTTATACGAGAAGAGTTTGGAATCGAATCAAAAAATTTACTTTTATATCGAGTATTAGATGGTGATATATCTGATAATATACCAGGAGTTTATGGGTGTGGAATTAAAACAGTTATTAAAAGATTCCCTGAAATTACTGAAGATAAACAATTATCAGTCTATGATTTATTCCAACTTTGTGAAACTAAAAAATTAGAAACTAAGGGTAAAGTAAAATTGTATAATGATATTCTTGAATCAAAAGACCAAATTCTAATGAACGAGAAACTGATGCAATTAAAAGACCCTGATATTAGTGGGATAATTAAAATGCAAGTATTAGATAGATTTAATGAAGAAGTTAAACCTCTAAACAAAATTGATTTTCTAAAAATACTTTTAAAATATAAAGTTGTCAATAACTTTGGCGATGTAAATGATTGGTTAAAGGGAACTTTTGGAAACATTATAACTGATTAAAAAATGGAAATAAATTTATACGATATATTAGATTCTGCCATAGAATTTGGTTCTCTAAAACCCGATGGTCCTGATGGAAATCCTGATTTTTATGATGATGCTATTGTTGGTATAACCGATGATGGTAGATTAGTATATTCAAAAGAAATGATGGTTCAACTACTTTATGAGTTTGATGAAACTGAATATACTGAAGCAGTTGATTTTCTAGGATATAATTGTTGGGGTGCGTATGTGGGTGAAATGACACCTATTTATGTCAATCAGTATTGGTAATGGAGATAAACAAACTCTATAATGAAAGTTGTTTAGACACTATGAAAAAAATAGAGGAAAACTCTATTGATTTAATAATCACATCTCCTCCTTATGCTGATAGAAGAAAAACAACTTACGGTGGTATTCATCCTGACAATTATGTAGAATGGTGGTTGGAGATTAGTAAAGAATTACAACGAGTACTAAAACCCACAGGTTCATTTATATTGAATATAAAAGAAAATGTTGTTGATGGTGAAAGACACACTTATGTTTTAGAACTTATAATTGCAATGAGAAAACAAGGTTGGTTATGGACCGAGGAGTATATGTGGCACAAGAAAAACTCATTTCCTGGTTATTGGCCAAATCGTTTGAGAGATGGTTGGGAAATATTATTACACTTTACAAAAGAGAAAAAGTTTAATATGTATCAAGACCAAGTTAAAGTTCCTATTGGTGATTGGGCAAAAACAAGACTTGAAAATCCAACCGAATATGATAAAGAAAGACATCAGTCATCAGTTGGTAGTGGATTTGGTGTAAAAAGAGTAAATTGGGTAGATAAAGATTTAGTATTACCAAATAATGTATTACATCTTGCAGCAGAGACAGGTAATAAGTCTCACTCGGCAGCGTATCCCGAAAAACTACCCGAGTTTTTTATCAAATTATTTACTAAACCAAACGATTTAGTTTATGACCCATTTATGGGAAGTGGCACAACTGCTAAAGTATCAATAAATTTAAATAGAAATTTTATTGGAAGTGAAATATCAGAAGATTACTATAAAGTTGCTAACAAACGAATAAATCAAAACAACAATATCAATCAGTATTGGTAATGAATATTAAAGAATACTTTAAAAAGTTTTATGGAATGGTTCCATATCTCACGATTGAAAAAGAAGAGTGGGATTGGATTAAACAAACTTGGGAGAAAGAAGAAGTTGTAGAGGCAATTTCCGAAGTCCTCCATACCTACCCATATCCTTTACCCGATATGTCCGATGATGATGTTTTAAAAGATTATCAAAAGTTAAAAGGAACTTGGTGGAAAGATATTCTTGTAGAAGGAGTATGGTTTCCAAGAAATGGAAGAGATTCAAAATATGATTTGAATTTTGATGGTAAACCGATGTATTTTAAAAAGATAAATACAGGAAATAAGGCATCAAATAAATTCCATATAGAAAATCGTCATAAAGTAGACTGGGTTAGAATGCCATCAGGTTTTAGAACTTGGCAAACTCCAAAAGGAATACAAACTGTAATTCGAGCATTTTATAGTTTGGAGAGTTATATGGAAGAAGTTAACAAAACCAATATAATTCTTGCGGTTCAGATGAGAAAGTATGTTGCTTCTCAATTTAAACCAGTAATTGCAAAGGCATTTTATGATTACTTTAAATCCGAGAATGTATTAGATTTTTCAGCAGGTTGGGGAGACCGTTTCTGTGGGTTCTACGCGGGTGAAACTACTAAACACTATGTTGGTATAGACCCGAACTTAAGCAACCATGAGAACTACTTAAAACAAGAAAAATATTATAGTAAATATCAAACTTTCTTTGAGGATAAGAAAACCGCAACATTTATACCTCAACCGGCAGAAGATGTAGATTATTCTCAATACGAAAATTACTTTGACACAATATTTACATCTCCACCGTATTTCAATACTGAAAGATATTCAAATGATGAAGGTCAATCGTATTTGAGATACAAACAAATTGATGCTTGGAATAAAGGATTTTTACATACAGCTTTGGATAAAATGATTCCAACTCTTAAAAAGGGTGGAATACTTGCAATTAATATAGCAGATGTTTATTCTGCACCCGATAAGGGTTATTTGGAAATTGTAAATCCGATGAATGAGTTTTTAGAATCAAAGGGATTGAAGTATCGAGGTTGTATTGGAATGCAACTCGCTGCAAGACCAAACAATGGTGGTTCGGGAACTGCTAAATCAGAATACTATTCGGATGATATGAAAGAACTCGCCGAAGAAACCAAAAATCAAGCATTTGGTGAACCTATTTGGGTATTCGAAAAATAAATTTTTAAAGGAATTTGTATATATCATACATTTTTCGTATCTTTGTAGAAAATTAATGCAATGCAAGAAGTAGATACTTTATCAAAATATGGTCAATCGTTTCAATCAAAAGTTATATCGGCTTTACTTACCGATGGTAGATTTTTAGATTCTATTTCCGAAATTACAACTACGAAGTTTTTTGAGAGTGAGGCTAACAAATGGATTGTTGGTGAAGTACTTGATTACCATAAAGAATATAGAAAAACTCCAACTCTTGATGTATTCAAAGTTCAATTATCTAAAATGGATAATGATGTTTTGAAGAAAACTATTGTTGATCAGTTAAAACATATTTTTACCCAAGTTGGTAATGTTGATTTAGATTATATCAAAAATGAATTTACCGATTTTTGTAAAAACCAAAATCTAAAACAAGTAATCTTACAATCAGTTGATTTACTTAAAGCAGGTTCTTATGATAGAATCAAAGATTTGGTAGATAAGGCAATGAAGGTTGGTATTGAAAATGACTTGGGACACGATTATCTACTTGATTTTGATTCTCGTTCAACTGATGAGAAACGAGATACTGTCCTTACCGATTGGAAACCAATAAATGATTTGATGGATGGTGGGTTAGGGCCAGGTGAGTTGGGAGTAGTAGTTGCTCCATCTGGTGTTGGTAAAACTTGGATTCTAACTGCTTTAGGTGCTTCTGCAGTAAGACAAGGTCTTTCGGTAGTTCATTATACTATGGAATTATCCGAACACTATGTGGGTGCTAGATACGATACTGTCTTTACCCATATTCCATCTGCTCAACTTAAACAAAAAACCGAAGAGGTAAAACAAAAGATAAGAGGTCTTCGTGGTAAATTACTTATCAAGTATTATCCACCGAAAGGAGTGAGTGTCAAGAAACTACAAGCACACATTGAGAAGATGATTGCTGCAGGTAATAAACCTGATTTGATTATCGTGGATTACGCTGACCTTTTACTTTCTCATTCCAACAAAACCGATTCTACTTACGCCGAACAAGGTGGGGTGTATATTGACCTTAGAGGCATGGGTGGAGAATTAAAGATACCAGTTTGGACTGCATCACAAACAAATCGTTCAGCTATAGATAGTGAAGTTATTGAGGCAGATAAGATTGCAGATTCCTACGCTAAGGTAATGAATGCAGATTTCATTATGAGTTGGAGTAGAAAATCAAAAGATAAATTGAATAATACTGCTCGTGCTCATATTATGAAAAACCGATTTGGTCAAGATGGAATCACTTTTCCTTGTAAAATGGACACAAACACAGGTTTTATTGAAGTGTATGAGGGAAATACTCCTGATGGAATCTTGGCAACAAAAGAAGCAGCAAGTGGGCAATTAGAAACAAAACAACTACTTCATAAAAAGTATGTTGAGAATATGGGAGTTTTTATTGGATTACCTTATATTTATATGAATTTTGATGTAATTTCTAATTTTATAACTAATATAATATAAGGAGAATATAATGAATAAATGTATAATATGTGATAGTGAAACTATAACTAAAAAATTGATCTGAATGCAAATCAAACCTATACATAAAAATACTGCAATTCCATTTATTCAACAATACCATTATAGTAAAATACTACCGAGATTGACAAAGTGGTATTTGGGGTATTATGAAGGAGAATCGTTGGTTGGAGTAATTACCCTTGGGTGGGGAACACAACCCCTACAAACCATCCAAAAAATCTTCTACAAAGATGATGTAATCACTACTGATTATTTTGAAATTGGGAAGATGTGTTTTAGACCTGATAAAAATGGGAGTAATTTTGGTTCTCAGGCTATCAAACTTCTATTGGATTGGGTAAGAAACAATACCAATGTAAAGTTTATCTACACTCTTGCTGATGGTATTATGGGTAAGTGTGGGTTTGTATATCAAGCATCTAACTTCAAATATATCGGTAATTTTAAAACCGATGTCTATATGGATAGGGTAAGTGGTGAAAAAATACATCCAAGAAGTGCTAAAGAATTATGTAAGGAAAATGCTAGATGGGAAGGGAAAGAAAAAGTATTTTGGTTGACTCATGATTTTTGTGAATACAAACAAATTGATAGAGTTAGGGGATTGATGTTTAGGTATATTTACCCATTATCAAAATCAGCTAAAAAAATACTCCAAAAATACGAAGAATATAATGGATTAAAAAATCCAAAAGAGGTAGATTTAATTTTTGAAAAAAGGGTAAAACTTGGTGGATACGAAAGAATCCAAAAGCCAGAATTTAATATGAATGTTTTTAACCACAATTATCAAAAATATAAAGAAAATACTAATGTAAATAAATTTTTTGGATAATCAATATATCAAAAAATTATTACATACCCGAGTATAAATTAGGATAATATAGAACAATTAAAAAGTTAAAATTTTTTTCCAAAATTTGATTTTCTTTTTTAATATATATCATAGTTATACTCACCTACCTACACGAGGTAGTAATAAAAAATGTTTAACTTAAAAAAAATTATTTATGGCAAATTCACAAGAATTGTTTGAGCAAATGAAAGATTTATTTACTCAATTTGAAGCAGAACACAACGGAACTACTAAGGCCGCAAAATCAAGAGCTAGAAAAGCGATTGGCGAATTGAAAAAATTAGTGACAGAATATAGAAAAGTATCAGTAGAAGAAACTAAATAATTTTTTTAAGAAATGAGCAAACTATTCACAGAAAGAATCCCTTTCAAACCATTTGAATTTCCAGTATATTATACCGAAGGTTGGTTGAAACAAGCCCAAGCGTTTTGGTTACATACTGAAATATCAATGCAAGGTGATGTCAAGGATTGGAATGAAAATCTTACCAAAGAAGAAAAACACTTGGTTGGAAACATTCTTCTTGGTTTTGCTCAAACCGAATGTGCCGTTAGTGATTATTGGACTGGGATGGTAACCAAGTGGTTTCCAAAACACGAAATAAGACAAATGGCAATGATGTTCGGTTCTCAAGAAACTATTCACGCTACTGCTTATTCATATTTGAATGAAACTTTGGGGTTGGATGACTTCTCTGCATTCTTGCACGAACCTGCAGTTGCAGAGAAGTTTGAACTCCTAACACAAACTTCTGCAGATTGGACACCTGAAGATTTAAGAACTAACCCAATTGCAAGACAAGAAGTGGGTAGAAGTCTGGCAATCTTCTCTGCGTTCTCGGAAGGAGTATCACTTTATTCATCATTTGCTGTTCTTTACTCATTCCAAATGAGAAACCTATTGAAAGGAATCGGACAACAAATGAAGTGGAGTGTTAGAGATGAATCACTACATAGTAGAATGGGGTGTCAATTATTCCGTCATATGTGTGAAGAATATCCCGAACTAAAAGAAGAAGCTAAATCATCTATTTATGAGGCAGCAAAACTAATTACCGAATTAGAACACAAATTTATTGATAAAATGTTTGAATTGGGTGATTTAGAAAATCTTAAAAAAGATGATTTAAAACACTTTATTATCCAACGAATAAACGAGAAATTGGTTGAGTTGGGATATGAAGGAATATTTGAATATGATAAAGAGAAAGCATCAGAGTTAGATTGGTTTTATAATCTTACTGGGGGAGTTACCCACACCGATTTCTTCGCAATCAGACCTACTGATTATTCCAAAGCGAATGAAGGAGAAGATTGGTCAGATTTATTTTAAAATAATATAGAAAAAATGGCAGTTAAAAACTACGGTGAAGAACTTGGGTGGGAACTTGATGTTGACTTCCCATCATGGGGTAATACAGAAATTTATGTAAAAACAATATCAAAGGGGTATTTACTTCCTGGCGAGAAACCAAAAGATGCTTATTGGAGAGTTGCAACCAAAGTAGCTCAGAGATTAAATAAACCACAACTTGCAACCAAATTCTTTGATTATATTTGGAGAGGTTGGTTGAATTTGGCAACACCGGTATTATCCAATACTGGAACTGATAGAGGTTTGCCAATTTCTTGTTTTGGTATTGATGTAGCTGATTCTATTTTTGATATTGGAAACAAGAACTTGGAGTTGATGCTACTTGCAAAACATGGTGGTGGGGTTGGTATTGGAATCAATCAAATCAGACCAGCAGGTGCACCAATTACTGGTAATGGAACATCTGATGGAGTTGTACCATTTTGTAAAATTTATGATTCAACCATTCTTGCCACAAATCAAGGTTCAGTAAGAAGAGGTGCTGCATCAGTAAATTTGAATATAGAACATAAAGATTTTGAATCTTGGTTAGAAATCAGAGAACCAAAAGGTGATGTCAATAGACAATCACTAAACCTACATCAATGTGCAATTGTTGGTGATAAGTTTATGAGAAAACTCCAAGATGGGGATGAAACTGCTAGAAGAAAGTGGGGTAAATTACTTCAGAAAAGAAAGGCAACAGGTGAACCATATATCATGTTTAAGGGTAATGTCAACAAACAAAACCCTGATATGTATAAACAAAATGGTTTAAAAGTATTCATGACTAATATTTGTTCTGAAATCACCTTACATACTGATGAATCACATTCATTTGTTTGTTGTTTATCATCTCTTAACCTTGCGAAGTATGATGAATGGAAGGATACTGATTTGATTTATACTGCAATTTGGTTCTTGGATGGTGTTCTTTCTGAATTTATTCAAAAGGCAAAAGGTCTTCGTGGATTTGAAAACTCAGTTCGTTCAGCAGAAAAAGGTAGAGCATTAGGTCTTGGTGTATTGGGATGGCATACATATCTACAACAAAGAGGTATTCCATTTGAAGGAATGACTGCTCAGTTTGAAACTCGTAAAATTTTCTCTCAATTAAAGATAGAATCTGAAAGAGCATCAAGAGATTTAGCATCAGAATATGGAGAACCATTATGGTGTAAAGATAGTGGGTTTAGAAATACACACTTACGAGCAATTGCTCCAACGGTATCAAACTCTAAATTAAGTGGTGATGTTTCTGCTGGTATTGAACCTTGGGCAGCAAATGTATTCACCGAACAAACTGCGAAAGGAACTTTCATTCGTAGAAATGGTGAGTTGGAAAAGGTCTTAAAGAAAGTTGGTTTAAATACTAAAGAAACTTGGGATAAGATATTAGAAGATGGTGGGTCAATCCAAGATATTCAAGAATTGGAAAATTGGTGTTTCTTAAATGGAAAAGTGGTAAAATGTGATGAAATATCATCAGAAGAATCACAAAAAACATTTAGAGTAAAAGATGTATTCAAAACATTCAAAGAAATCAACCAATTAGATTTGGTAAGACAAGCCGGTATTAGACAACAATATATAGACCAAGCAGTTTCTCTAAACTTGGCATTCCCTGCAGTTGCAGAACCAAAGTGGATAAACCAAGTGACGATGGAAGCATGGAAACAAGGTGTAAAAACACTTTACTATATGAGAACCGAATCAGTTCTTCGTGGTGATATTGCAACTAAGGCAATGGACCCTGATTGTTTATCATGTGATGGCTAAAATATTAACTTAAACAAACAAAAAAATGGTAGAAGTGAAAAAATTCTCAGCATCTTGGTGTGGACCATGCAAGATGTTGGCTCCGGTTATGGAGAATATAAGTAAAAAATCAAACTTTAGTAGTGTTAGATTTACTAATGTAGATGTGGATGAGCAATTTGAACTTGCTTCAAAATATGGAATTCGTTCGGTTCCAACTGTTGTAATTGAAAAAAATGGACAAGAGGTAAAAAGAATTAGTGGTTTACAATCGGAGATTTTTTATACCAATGTTATAAATGAACAACTCCAATAATAGAAGAGGTGAAAATCATCCTCGTGCAAAACTTACTAATGATCAAGTTAGACAGATTAGAGAACTCCATTCAAAGGGGTTCTCTACTTCTGTAATATCCCGAAATTTTAAAGTATCCAAGTGGAATGTGGAAGAAATCGTAAAAAAACACACTTGGACTCACATCTGATTCAAAACAATTTTGATATATCAGATATTTTTTGTATCTTTGTTAAAAATATAATGAAATGGCAGTTATAGAAGCAGTATCTCCTGGTGATGCATGGGTAAAAGTATCCAAACATCTTTTAGCAAATGGAGTAAAAGTAGGTAATCTTACCGAAGAATTGAATGTAATGACAGAAATTACACAATTCGAATCTGATGAATGGTTTGATTCTCATTTTAGAGAAATTATGGGTGATGATAGAATTGATTACGCAAAGACAGTAACATTCTTAAAACCTGAACCCAAACAAGCACCCAACGCGTTTTTTCAAGCAGAAGAAGGATTGGAATACAAATTCATTAAAGACCACTGGCACGATTCTTATTGGGGTAGAATGGTTTCTTGGGGTGGAACATTCAATCAAGTAGAAAATGTAATCAAAATCTTAAAGACTGGGAAGGCAGTTAAGAGATGTGAATTGATTATCTTTGACCCAAGTAGAGATGCAAGAAATCCATACTCGCAGCCTTGTATGATAGCAATTGATATTAAACCAAGAAATGGTAAAATTTATTTGACATCAATTATTCGTTCCAATAGAGTATCCAAATCAGGTTACGCAGATTACACCGCGTTGGTTGAGATGGGTAAATTCCTTGCAGAACAATCCGATATGGAACTAGCAAAAGTATCGGTTCTTGCTTGTTCGTGTCACATTGGTGATATGAATGATGAGAAGAAAAAAACTATAAAGTTGTTAGAAGTTTTAAATAAATAATATGTGTGGAATCGTAGCAACGATTGGTTATA